GGATTACCAGGAACACTTAGAGAATGTAATTCTTAAATTAAACTTTAAGTCCTTTACGCAGGTTGTCATCCTCGGTTCAGCATCCTTTGTGCCGTTCATGCAACTGGCACCAGGTGACCGTAGAGCAATCATCGAAGACTTGCTCGATATTCAAATCTTCTCTGCAATGAATGTCTTGTTGAAAGACAAGGTATCTACATTGAAAGACAATGTGACCAAAGGTCGTTACGCAGTGAACCTCATCGAAGAAAAGATTGCCATGCAATTGGCAAACATCGAGGAACACAAGAAACATAATGACGATGAGATTGCCAAGAAGACAGAAGAAATTACCACATCAAAGACCCAACTAAAGAACCTACTGAAACAGGTTGAGTTAATCAACAAACACATTGATGTGTTACAGTCTAAGGTTGGTGACAAGAAAGTTAAACTGGAAAAGAAGTCTAAGGGATTGTTCCAGTTACAAGGTAAGGTCGAAGGCAACATCAAAAAGACTGAGAAGGACATCGAGTTCTATGAACACAACGATAACTGTCCTACATGCAAACAATCAATCGAAACAACATTCAAACAACAACAGATTGATGAACGCAAGTCCAAGATTGAACAACAACAAACCGGTCTAACAGAAATCACCACTGAACTGTCTAAAGTACAGACAGAAATGAAATCTGTTACCGATTTGATTGAACACATCAACGAACACCACAACGAGATTACTAAACATAACGCAACCATGGTTGCAATCTCCAAGTACATCAAGAAGGTGCAGGCCGAGATTACTGAGTTGTCTGTCAAATATGATAACACCGAAGACGACAACATCAAGTTGCGTGACCTGAGAACAGACTTGTTGATGCAGACTGAGGCCTTGGAAGAAGCCGCAGTGGAAAAACAATATTACGATTATGCGGCAACACTGTTGAAAGATACTGGTATCAAAACCAAAATCATCAAACAGTACCTGCCAATTATGAACAAGTTGATTAACAAGTACCTGTCAGCAATGGACTTCTTTGCCAACTTTAACCTTGATGAAAACTTTGAAGAAACAATCAAGTCTCGTCACCGTGATGAATTCTCCTATGCGAGTTTCAGTGAAGGTGAGAAGATGCGTATTGACTTGGCACTGTTGTTTACATGGCGACAGATTGCAAAGTTGAAGAACTCCACAAACACCAACCTGTTAATTCTGGACGAGGTGTTTGATTCTAGTCTAGATACTGGAGGCACCGAAGAATTCTTAAAGGTGATGCAGGAGTTAGGTACAGACACCAACGTGTTTGTTATCTCACATAAGGGTGACCAATTGTTCGATAAGTTCCGTAGTGTCATCAAGTTCGAGAAAAAGAATAATTTTAGTAGGATTGCAAAGTGATTAAATTATGCAAAGAATGTAAATGGTCCAAACCAGAAACACATTCAATTTGGAATCTGAGATGTGTAAATGTCGAGGTGAATAAAAAGGACTCTTGGGCACTATCTGCTGCAGATTTCCAAGGCAGTGATTGTCGTTCAGAACGAGATGTTAGGTGGTTCGCAACATGCGGAATCAAAGGTAAACAATGGGAGAAAAAAGATGAGTGAAGTGATTACAATTAATACCAAAGACCTGGTCGCTGGTAATTTGAGAGAAGAAAAACCTGTTAAAAAGGTATTCGATTTGGTGCCAGAAACACATCCAATTCTGAAGCAGTTTACACCAGAGTTTGATTTCAATAACCCACCAGTTAACCCAAACGAATTTGCATCTACATTGGTAGACACAGCAATTCAACATCATGCAATTGGTTTGTCTGCACCACAATGTGGTTTCTTATACCGAGTGTTTGTGATGGGTGCAGGTGATAACTACGTGGCATTCTTCAACCCAATCGTTACCAAATTCTCCGAGGAACAGGTACACTTGGCAGAGGCATGTGTGTCCTTCCCATTATTAGGATTGCATATCACACGTCCATCTTGGGTCGAAGTTGAATACCAAGACTACACAGGTGAAATCAAAACGGCAAGATTCGAAGGTCTGTCTGCCAGATACTTCCAACACGAACTTGACCATATGATGGGAGTGTGTTATACTGAACGTTGTAAGCCTCTTGCACTGCAAATGGCACAGAAGACACGTTACAAACAATTGAAGAAGTTGTTTAAGTTTAAACCAATCACAAGAAAATAATGGCAACTGCACCAGAATTTGTCGAATCACAATGGGAAGAATGGAAAGAAAACAATCCATCTTCCTCTTATGAACACATCGACACAGATGAATTGAAAAAGGTTCTCATTGCGGACCTAACCTACGCATCACAAATGGATGTGCGTGAGTATACTTTGTACCAGAAATGGTGTGAGGTACATGAACGTTACCCAACCGTTGACAAGAGTACCGTATTCGGTTACGAAACACAGATGGTTTATCCTGAACAGAAGATTTTGATTGATGAAGTCAAGTCTAATTTCTGGATGCCTAGTGAACCTGATGACTATGCAAAACTACAACCAGTGATGCAGATTTACAACGGTGATTTGGCAGACAAATGGAATGCCATTCGTACATTCACCTCAACAATGAAGAACAACTCCAACATTGGACGTAACCTGTTCTTCACAGTGGTCGACCAAGTTTCTGGTAAGTATCTCGGTGTTATCTGTATCAGTTCAGATTTCTTGGACTTGACTCCACGGGATTCTGCGATTGGATGGGATAGAACAGTCAAGACGCAACAAGGCATGATTAATCACACCGCGATTGGTTCCACCATCGTTCCGTTGCAACCTCTAGGGTTCAACTACATGGGTGGTAAACTCTTGGCAATGTTATGTCTATCAGACACAGTACAGAATGAATGGAAGAAACGATATGGAGACACACTCGTTGGCGTCACAACCACATCCCTATACGGTAATACAAAGTCTAACGGGTTGTCCCAGTACGATGGCCTCGAGCACTGGAATAAAATGGGGTTCTCCTCAGGTTCCGTTGCCTTCGAACCAAGTCGCGTTACCAAGAAAATGGTATTTGACTGGATTAAAGAAAATTACCCACGAAAGTATTTCGAATGGTGGGACGCAAAAAACCATAACGGATTGCCACTTAAACGCGACCACAAAAACCGTTCACTTAACTTTGCGTACAGTAAACTTGGAATCCCCAAGGAACTGATTCGTACCGAACATCAGCGTGGAATCTACTTCTCTCCACTCTATGACAACACCTATGAATTCCTTCGCAAGGAAATAGGTGATGAACAACTGGTAAAGTCCTTCGATACCAGTGAAGAAACCTTAGCCAACATTTGGAAAACCAAATATGCCAAAGGTCGTATCTCAATGTTGAAGAAGAAGAACAACGTATCCTACGAAACTTTGTTCTATGATGACTTGATTTACTTGTCTTGGGAAGAAACCAAGTCAAAATACCTACCACAAGTTGGTAGATAATTCAAGTATACCGCAAGGATGCTTGACAAGTTGACTACATAATAGTACACTTGATTTACTTGCAAGACGCAAGACCTTTGAAACTTTATTATTAGGAATTTAAAATGACTACATCAGCTAAACAAAAAATCTTGACTTACTTGAGCAAAACAGAAGGTTATAATACCTTGACTGTTGCACAGGCACGAGCACGCTTTGGTATCCAAAACGTTTCTGCTCGTATTGACGAACTGCGTCAAGAAGGTCATGTAATCTACACTAACACCAAGACTCGTGGTGATGGTACTAAGGTTGCATCTTACCGTATGGGCACCCCAACAAAATCATTGGTTCGTGCTGCATTGTCCACTGGACACACACTTGCTTAATCACTAAGCACACATGAGAGGAGGTTGTTTCGGCAACTCTCCTCTTTTTTCGTTTATACATTGGAGAAATCATGGAAATTTCCATCAAAAAAGAAGAACTACAAAAGAAAAGCCTATTCGTTGCAACGCCAATGTATGGCGGAGTGAACCATGGTCTGTATGCCAAGGCTTGTTTGGACCTTCAAGCAATCTGTATGCAATACGGCATCAAAGTCAAATTCTCATTCTTGTTCAATGAGTCCCTAATTACTCGCGCTCGTAACTATTTGGTTGACGAGTTCCTGCACCGTTCAGACTGCACACATTTGTTGTTCTTGGACTCAGACATTCACTTCAACCCACAAGACGTTATCGCACTCTTGGCCTTGGACAAAGATGTTATCGGTGCACCATATCCAAAGAAAGCAATCAAGTGGAAATCTGTGAAGAAGGCACTTGAAAAGAATCCTAACTTGGAAGCACAACAACTAGAAACCGTAACTGGTGACTACGTGTTTAACCCAGTTAAAGGTACTGCACAATTCTCTGTGACAGAACCACTAGAAGTTATGGAAATCGGTACAGGTTTCATGTTGGTAAAACGTGAAGTGTTCCCTGCTTTTGAGAAGGCATATCCAGAATTGAAGTATCGTCCAGACCACGTTGGTCAGGCCAACTTTGATGGCACACGTTACATCCACGCATACTTCGATACAGTCATTGACAAAGTATCCGAACGTTACCTGTCAGAAGACTACATGTTCTGTCAGTGGTGGAGAAACATCGGTGGCAAAATCTGGTTGTGTCCTTGGATGAAGGCAGACCACATCGGTACATATCACTTCCGTGGTGACATGCCTGCTGTTGCAAATTACGTTGGTGAAATGTAATGATTGTTGGTTTACTTGGATTTATTGGTTCAGGTAAAGGCACCGCTGGTGACCTCCTGAAAGATATGGGTTTCACACCTGTATCTTTCGCCAAAGGCGTTAAGGATGTTGCCGCAGAAATGTTTGGTTGGCCTCGTCACTTACTCGAAGGTGACACACAAAAGTCCCGTGAGTGGCGAGAACAACCAGACGAATTCTGGTCAAAAGAGTTCGGCAAAGACTTTACACCACGATATGCATTGCAGTTGATGGGTACAGAAGTTGGTCGTGATGTATTTCACAAAGACTTTTGGATTATCAAACTGAAAAAATACATTGAAGAAAACCCAGACCAACATTTCGTCATCACTGATGTGCGTTTTATGAACGAAGTTGATTTCGTTTATGACCACGGTGGCATCTTGATTGAGATTGAACGTGGTGCTGCACCTCACTGGTATAGTATTGCTGCAAAGGCAAACAACGGTGACGAAAAGGCCGAGAAGTACATGCTAGA